GCGCCGCGTGCCGTTCAATGTCCGCATCCCGCGTGAAACCGTGGCCATTGGTGCTGCGGGCTGGGTGGGTCAGGGGAACAGCAAGCCGGTGGGCCGTGGGTCCTATGACTTCGTGACTATCCCGTGGGCCAAGTGCGCCCTTATCGTGGTCATCACCGAAGAACTGGCGCGGTTCAGCAATCCGGCAGCGGAAACGCTGATGCGCGATGGACTGGTTAGGGCCATCGTGGATTTCCTGGATGCGCAGTTTGTCGGCGCGGCTGCTGCTGTTGCGGGTGTTTCTCCCGGTGGCATCGTGGCTGGCCTGCCCGGTGGTCAGGTGGTCCCGGTAAACGGAGCGCCACCCACCGCTGCGGACATTCAGGCTGCACTGCTGGCTGCCGTGACCAAGCTGAATTCCGTGAACGCGCCGCGCGCGCCCACGTGGGTGATGCACCCGCAGGTATACATTGCGCTGTCCGCGATGCAGAACGCGCTGGGCCAGCCGCTGTATCCCACGCTGGCCGGGAAAACTTTGTTTGGTTACCCCGTGGTGACCAGCGCCCACGTGCCCACCACGGAAATCATCCTGCTGGACCAGCAGGGTGTGCTGTTCGCGTCGGACGGTGGCGTTACCGTGGACGTGTCGCGCGAAGCGTCTATCCAGTTGGACAGCGCACCCGCGACGCCACCCACCCCGCTGGTAAGTTTCTGGCAGCAGAACCTGATAGGTCTGCGTGCCGAACAGTACGCATGGTGGCAGCGGGCCCGCGATACGGACGTGGTGCTTATCACGCAGGTGATTGTGCCCGGTGTTGCGACCACTCCCGTGCCGACGCCGACCCCGGAACCGCACCCCACGACCCCGCATGACCCGTGCCCCCCTGGCGTGAACCCGCGCCGTTGGAAGGACATGACGGACGCGCTGGCCGCGAAACAGGCGAAAGCCTAGCTAGCCGGTGGCTGGTGGTGCGCACGCGCGCACCACCAGCTGCCGTTAGGGGGACGCGGTGAACCTGCTAGATAGGACGCTGACCAGAATCATTCAGTGGCGCACGAACAAAGCCATGACGGCGCTGCCTGCGCCACCGGGTGTGGGTGGAAACGCGCTGCCACCGCTGTCCCACGGTTACGTCCACGAACCCTTCGCGGGCGCGTGGCAAATGAACAAAGAATGCTGGGGACCCTACGGCATTTTTTCTGCGGTCTATGCCTGCATCACCATCATTAGCGGTGACCTAGCGAAGCTGCCCCCACGCGTGCGCACCATGGGCAGCAACGGCGCGAAACAGGACCTGCCTAACCACCCCGCTGCCATCGTGCTGAACGCGCCGAACGCGTACCAGACCCGCGTGGATTTCTGGGGCCAGTTCATGGCGTCGGCATTGTTCACCGGAAACACCTATGTGTTCCTGGCGCGTGACGCTAACAACGTCATTAGGTCCATGCACATCCTGGACCCGCGCAGATTGCAGGTGCTGCTGTCCGATGACGGCAGCGTTTTCTATCAGATCGGGCAGGAAAAGCTGGCGCAGCTGCTGGGCACAAACGCCATACCCGCGCGCGACATCCTGCACCACCGGCTGTTAGCCATGAACCACCCGCTGGTGGGACTGACCCCGCTGTACGCGGCTGGCGTGTCAGCGATGACGGGCCAGACCATTCAGCAGAATTCGTTTTCATTCTTCGCGAACATGTCGCGCGCGTCAGGCGTACTGACTTCGCCGGGGAAAATTTCGCAGGAACTGGCCACCCGTTTGAAAACGGAATGGGACCAGAATTTTAAGGGCGGCAGCATGGGCCGCACTGCCGTGCTGGGTGAAGGCATGAAGTGGGAACCGCTGACCATCAGCGCTTCCGATGCCCAGCTAATCGAACAGCTGCGCTGGTCCGTGGAAGATGTGGCCCGCTGTTTCCGCGTGCCTAGCTACATGCTGACGGACGCCAGCAAGGTTTCGTTTAAGAACGCCGAAACGCTGGCGCGCAACTACTACAGCCAGACGCTGCAGTACCACATTGAAAGCATTGAAGCCCGCGTGGATCAGGCGTTCGGCCTGACCGGTGACACCTACTGCGAATTTGATTTGGCCAGCCTGCTGCGCATGGAACTGGACGCGCGCATGGCCGCGTACCAGACCGGCATTCAGTCCGGTGTCCTAACTATCAATGAGGCACGCAGGCTGGAAGAACTGAAACCCATGGACGGTGGGGATGAACCGCGGATACAGGCGCAGTACCGTCCGCTGTCCATGGCCGGTGAACCCACCACCGCTGTGCCCGCACCTGCTGAACCACCCGCGCCACCGGAACCGGATGACGCGGAAGTGGATGACGCTGACCAGGACGAACTGGCAGACGAAGAACTAAACGCGCTGGCGCTGCGCGTGCGTTCGCGCGCCCGCGCCCGCGTGAGGTTAGCCGCATGAAAACCCAGCAGCTGGTTGACGTGGTAACCGACGCGGTAACGGATGCGGTCCGCGAAGTGCTGCCAAAGATGGTGGCCGAACAGTTAGACCAGCTGATGAAATCGCTGGTGATGCCAGCGCTGCACAGGCTGGACAGCGAAGCGGAAGAAACCCGCGCGCACGTTCAGTCCCGCATCACCGACATGCAGACGGACTTCGCCACGCGCGGCATCGCGCAGGCAGACGCGCTGACCACCAGCTGGCAAAAGCAGGTGGACGCGCTGACGGATTCGATTGTGGACCGGGTGGCCGATGCTATGGCCGGGGTTTCTTCGCAGCCCGGTCCGGCTGGGCCACCCGGCCCACCTGGACGGGATGGCACGGTGTCCGCTGTGCATGCCGTCCACTGGCAGCCCGGTACTAGCTACCGCGCTGGCACGGTGGTGACGCATCGCAATGGCCTGTGGTTCGCGAACGTGGACACCGACGCGGAACCCGGCACGGGTGCTGCGGGCTATACGCTGATGATTGACGGGCAGGAACTGGATGGTTTCGAGTCCGACGCCACAGGCGCACTGGTCGCAGTCATGCGCCACGCCAGCGGGCGCACCACCCGCAAGCCCACCGGGTTCAGGCCGCTGGCCTATCAAGGTGTGTATGACCATGAAACCGCGTACCACCGCAATGACTGCGTGACTGCCAGCGGCAGCATGTGGATTTGCAAAGCGGATGACGTGACCGGTGAACGTCCTGGCACGGACAACGCGGCGCGGTCCTGGCAGTTAGCGGTGAAGTGCGGGCGCGATGGCCGGGACGGACGCGATGGCGCGCAGGGTCCGCGTGGTGAGCGCGGCGAAGTGGGCCCACAAGGTGCGCCAGCTGCGAAGCCAGCGAAGTCCAAACCGAACGGGACGCACGCATGACCGCACCCACCACGCCACAGGTGCCCATCACGCAGCGCATCCGCGAACAGCTGGAAGCTGGCGCGGGCACGCGCGGCGCAACCATGCCCACGCTGGATGAACTGAAAGACATGCTGGGCATTCCACCCGGTGACACCAGTCAGGACGAAGAAATAACGGCTGGCTTCGCGGCCACGCTGGCCATCGTGGAACGCTACCTAGGGCGCGGTGTCGCGTTCGCTGCGCAGGTGCAGGCGTTTGAACCGGTGGAAACGCGGAACCGCAAACTGATGCTGTTCCGCTTTCCCGTGACGGAAGTGCGCACGGTCACGGTGGACGGGCAACCGGTCACCGGCTGGCGCGTGCTGAACCAGTCCGGCATTTTGGAATGGCGTGACGGCTGCTGCCTGCCCGCTAACTACCACTGCTGCGGCAGTGAACCCATCGTGAGTGTGGACTATTCCGGTGGATACGCGGATGACGCGTGGCCGGAAGATTTAATGGACGCCATCCTGCGTGCGTTCTTCGCACGCTGGAACATGACCGGCCAAACCGGGAACAGCGCCGACATGTCCACAGCCGGACCCATCACCCAGATTGCGGTGGACGGTTCCAGCGTGATGTACGGAACACCCGGTGTGGACGCTGCCGAATTCGGCGGCAAGCCATGGCCCCCTGAACTGCAGGGTGTGGTGGCAATCCTGGAACCGTACCGGCATCGCAGCGTGACGGGGGTCTAACTATGCTGCCAGCCATCCCAGCCCGCGCCATCGCTGACATGCAGGATGTAGTCCAGGTGCTGGGTAAACCCGTGCAGTTCTTCGCCGCTGGCGATGTCACCGGACGAACCGTGCGCGCGCGCGTTGTCTACGCTGGCGCAAGCGAACTAGCTAACAGCGTGGATGCGTACCCCATGCGCGTATCCCTGGACGCGCGGGACTTCGCGACACGCGCACCCACGAAGGGTGACACGCTGGTGATAGATGACGCGCGCCGCGCCATTGAACAGGTGTGGGAATCCCACATGGGTGACGCGCTGGTGAAGTACATCTGCGGGTGTCGCGGATGAGTGCGAACGCTGTACGTGATGCGTTCCGCGCGAAGCTGGACACCATGCTGGTGCCCGATGGGTTCGCGTATGTCGAATCCATAAACCTTGCGGAGAACACCCGCGACCTGCCTAACAAGTGGTACACGCTGGATTTCCTGCCCAGCACTGACAACCGAATCTCATTAGGCAAACCAACACTGTTCCGTGAATCCGGGCGCGTGTCGGTTGCCATCTTTACGCCACAGCAGACGCAGGACGATGACGCAGTAACCGCTGCGGAAATCGTCCGGCAGGAAATGGCGAACTGGATAGACCCCACCGGAATGATTCGCGTGGAAAGCGCGCAGCCAGCCACGGACATGGATGGTGGGGACTTCCGTGGTTCGTTCTACGGCATCACTGTGGATTTGCTTTATGCCTTTGATCGTTTCGCATAGGAGTAGTTAGCCATGGCCAGTGCAGACCTGTTAAGGCTTGCCATCGTGCGGGAAGCGACGCCGGGCGTTACTCCCGCGAACCCTGCATTTCAATTGCTGCGCGTCACCAGCGAATCACTTTCGTATTCGCCGGACACGCAGCTGTCCAATGAACTGAACCCGGACCGTCAGGTGACGGATGTCATTGTGACCGGTGGGCAGTCCGGTGGTGATGTCGCGTTTGAAGTGTCCAGCAATCCAGGTTTTGAACTGCTACTGGAAGCGGTGCTGGCGAACCTGTGGACCGGGGACGCCATATGGGTGGGGCAGCAGCTGCTGACGCACACCATGGAAAAGCGGTTCACGTTCAATGAAGCGGACCCCATCGTGGCAGACCGGTACGAATTCAACCGGTTTGTTAGGTCCCTGATTGATTCCATGGCGCTGACGTTCAGTCCAGGTGGTCCGGCCACGGGCAGCGCCACCATCCTGGGTGGTGCGATGTCGCGCGATAACACGGACCTGCCGGGGGCCACGTACATTGACCCTGGCCAGCTGCCCGTCATCGTGGGCGCAGGCGTCCTGCCCATCACGTTCACCATCGCTGGCACTGACTATGAAGCGTGGTGCGTCAGCAATCTGGTGATGAACTTCCGCAACAATGGCCGCGCCATCGCGTGCCTTGGTCAGGATGCTGCAAATGAAGTGGTGCTGGGTCGCTTTGAATGCGAGATCACCGCAGACATCTATCTAGCCAAAGACACTGACGCGGTAATGGACGCATTCATTAACCGCACAGAAATTGCGCTGGCCGTCACCGTGGCGGATGCGCTAGGCAACGCGTATCAATTTACGTTCCCGCGCGTTCGCGTTTCAGCCTGCACGGAAGTAGCAGGCGGAACGAATCAAGACGTAATCATGTCGGTCACGCTGCAGGCGCTGGTGGACACCGTGGAAGTGGTGGCCGGTCCCCCTGCTGTGGAAGCGGAAACCTGTGTGCTGATTTCCCGCACGCACGTGACTGCGCCGTGGCCGCAAGGGGTCTAACAAATGATGAACGGCGAAGGGTTCAAGTTTGGAAACATGGATGAATGGCGCACTGATCCGGACAAGTGCCGGAACGGTGTGCCGTTCGATTTGGGGAAGGGGCGCGCGCTGATCGTTCGCCGCGCGAACCTGTATGACCGCGAGATACAGGCGCACTTCGCGAAGCTGGACACCAAAGACACAGCCGCAGTGCAGGCGATGTTTGCGCGCGTGCTGGTGGTGGACTGGGTGGGCATCGTGGATGACGCAGGTGACCCCATCCCCTACAGCGCTGACGCGTGCGTGGCGCTGTTCCACTACGCCAATGAAATCTGGGATGAACTGCAGCGCTTTTCCATGGACCGCGCGAACTTCGCGGTGGCGAAACGTCAGGAGGATTCCGACGCGTTAAAACATTCTCGCGATGGCGCAGCGGTGCAGGCGTCTACCGCGAACAGTTAGACGCACTGGCGGCGCGCGGGGTTCGCACATCTATCAGTGCGGAACCACCACCGCTAACTGTCCGGCAGCAGCTGGCATTGCGCGCGTTCACCGACCTAGCCGGGGAACGCGCCGTTGCCAGCGAATTCATCGGGCCCATCTACTGGCGCGCGATTGCCGCATGGTGTGAACGGTACGGGGTGCATGACCAGGAAGATTTCATAGAACTTGTGCAGGCAATAGATAGGGACTACCTGAATGCAGAATCTTCCAAGCGTAGCCGTAAGCCAGATACCGCGACAGCGGCGCGCCACAAACACCACTGACCTGCAGCAGTTCATCCTGGATGACCAAGAATTCTGGCACGAACAGGCGCAGACCTGGGTGCAGGAAACCGCGCGCGCTGGCCACGAAGAAATCGTGGCAGCGGGAAACCCTAAGTTCCACCTGACCGAAGTGAACGGCACCAGTGGCAAGTCCGGCACACAGCGCCGTGGCTTTGTGCCGGGTTCGATTGCGCAGGCGAAAACCGCTGTGCGCATCCTGTATCAGGCGAACGAACTGGCGAAGGTGGCCAACGGTCTGCGGCCCATCCTAACTAGCGCGATTCATCAGCGCTTCCCCAATTCGAAACTGAAACGGCTGGAACGCGACTGGGTGTGGTACGTGGTGCGGGACCGGCAGCTGGCCGGAAGCGTGGC